GGTGCGGAAGTCGGATTATCAATTCCCCATGATTCCAGTACGCCATTATTGATCCTAGCGCGAGCCGTTGCACAGGTGAGATAGACTATGCTGTTGATTTTTTGGTAGCTGATACGGTTCGTATCGGCAGCAAATGCACCAAGAGCCACGCTTGCGTTACCCGGCACAAACCGATACAGCACGTTACTCAACACATAATAGGCTGTCACCCCGTCAGACCAAAGACTATGCGCTCCTGCCAGTGCTAGAGCCAGCGTTGAGCCTTTACGTCTGCGCAGTCGACCGGAGTCCAAAACATCGGCATTGACGATCCGGCGGGCTACATCATTCGATAATTCGGTATCAGCGTGGATATTATCCATCCCTTTGAAGCCGCTGAAATTAACGACGGTAGCCATTACCAGATCATCCGTGTGACTGGCAGGCGCTTATCACGGCGCTTGCGTTGCACGTTCGCGTCTGGCCGATAACCGAATGACTCAATGAATATCATTTCCTGCTCATCAGCTTTTGCCTTATCGAATCGGTCAGAGTCCTGTTTGAGTAGCGCGCAACGATATATCCACGGCATTAAGCGCAAGTGATAAAATGTTGGGATTTCAGGAGCAACCGTTGGCGCAGCAGTAGAAAGAGGCGTGAGTAGAGTTCTGTACACGGTCAGGTAAATTTTTGGCGTAATAAGAATTGTGGCTGCGGTCGGTATTGGCACAAGCCGTAGTGACTGCCCTGTAATAAAATAGCACTTCGGCACGCCGGTTTGTATTTCCCATTGCTGCCCTGGCAAATTACTGTAGCGGTTATCAATCTTGAAGGCAATCTCATTATCGAGCGATTCAACACTGGATTCTTCCAATTTGATACCAGCATAAGTGACGCGCTTCACCTTAATCACCGAGCCATTAAGTGCATAATCTGCCTGACCATTTACTAAGGTAATTTCACAACACACCGCCGTTGTACGATCCTCAATCAATAATGCACGTTCACATGCCTCATTCAAAGCAGAATTCAGGTATGATACAATTTCCGCATCTGTCCACGCATAGGGCGCGATCACGTCCTTGCGCTGCAATCTGAATTCAGCAATGAAGTCGGTGACGTTCATTTCGACATTTCATCCCAGATAGCGTCTGCTTCGCTACGAGATACGGTGAAACCAACACGTTCGCAGAGCTTGCCGATTGCCGGTTTACCTTGAGCGGTGAAATCTTCTTCATTGCTTCCTGACAGCATTGCATTCAACGCATCCACAATAACTTGTTTTCGATCAAAGGATGGCGTGTCGTCTTCTGGTGTGTCATTTACCCCTTCTGGCAAACAACCGTTTGCAATTGCTTCCTTATGAAAACGCTCATCCAGCACACAAGGCGCTACGGTAACAATGGCAGTTTGCCCGCTAGTCAGCGCGAGATACACATCTTCGTTAGAATTTGAACGGAATTTCATTTTTTAATCTCCTGAATAAAACCCCGGCGAACCGGGGTTGTGGTTAGGTTTAACCTTGGCTGAAAGAAGCACGGCCTTTGACGTAGTACTGCACGCTCAAAGTAGCTGCACCTGCGGTTGCTGCCGCGCCAACATAAGCGGGCGTTACATTCAGCACTTTTTCGGTATTGGTATGCACAAAGCCGGTCAGCGTCAGCGCGGTACGAGCTGCGATCTTGAGATCAACCGCAGTCGCATAACGAGTTCCTAGCGTGACATCACCCACGTTTAATGTGGCTGTTGTAGCAGTATTGAATGCAGTTGTGACGGTCAATGCGCCGCCAATAATAACTGCATTCTGCGGAATATCCATCGCGGCATAGGCCGTGGCGGTAGTTGGAATGTCGGCAAAGGTGAAGTCAACACTTGCTTGAATCACTTCTTGTCGGCCTGAGTTCTTGGTAATAGGCATGATGTTTCCTTTCGTTTAATTTAGATAGCGCAAGGCCGAAGCCTTGCGTAATTAGTTAGGCGATGTACGTGTCACAGGTGACAATACCGAAGTCTTGCACCGAGCCGTTGTAGATACTATAAAACTTAGGCTTGAGCAGACCGAGCATCTTGTCGATATTGATACCTTGCTGACTTCCGTACTGGAACTCTTTTTCATTCCATTCTGGCGATCCAATATCGGCCATACCAAGTGCTTGCGCACCACATAACAGCGACCTTGTGCCATTGACCGCACCACCTGCGCCCCACTTAGAGCCACTAATTGCGCCTTTAGTGGTGTAAACCAAGCGGTGTTCGTGGATCACAGCGCCGTCGATGGTGACTGTACCGCCTGTAAACCAAGGTGAATCCGTACCTTGCTTGGTTGCTACACCGACCACTGCGCGTTGGTAATCTGCATCTTTTTTCAAAGCTGCTAACGTGCCAGGCGCTACGAACAGCACGTAGTACTCCTTTCCGCCAGACATCAGCGGTTTGACGTAGTTTTCCTTGGCGTAGGCAATCAAATCAACGATCATCCGATAGCTTGGCAGGTACGTGCTGGCAATCGCGCCGGTTGACGACACCTGTAGGCTAGTGCCGTCATACATCAGCGAACGCTTTGACGATGGCGCAGACACATCAGCGGCAAAGGCCAGGTTAGGGAAAGGTGAGGCGGTGCGAGGCGCGCCGTTATTCATGAAAGCGTAGCTGATACCTGACATTGTGAGGAGTGCCAGTTGGTCAACACGGTTAGCCAGCCAGTAGGCCAGACGATCCTTACCCATTTCACGGAAGTTGATAACAGATTTCTGATCTGACAACTTACCTTTGTTGCGTACCGAGTGAGTTATCAGGTCAATGTTAAGCGCAATACTGTACGACTGCATTGCCTCTTCGTTGCCTTCTCGTTCGTTATCACCGATCACACCATCATCAACCAGATCAGCGACCAACTGCATCAGCACCTGCTCGCCTTTTTCGGTCTTGGTAAGTTCAGTGACGCGCTGAATGACGGCATTGTCGCCGCTACCCATGAATCGTTTAATAAACATCTGATCGCGCGCGGTTTGCCATACGTCGCGTGACCAGACAATTTTTTGTTGCGGGGTCAACCCCGAAAAATTAGTTAATCCACCAGCCATGATATTCTCCTTAAATTGATTGCGTAGTTACAGAACTGCTGTAGGCATACGCTGCCAATGCGAGAATTCATGATATTGTCAGCTATCAAGAGGCCGGACGTTTAACGCCTGTCTTTGGCGAAATCACCAGTTTAGGTGTGGGGTGAATCATTTTGGCTTATGCATCGCCGCGTAATTGTTTCTTTTCTGCTAAAGAGAGGTTTTCAAACTGATCATCTGACATTCCTGCCACGTTTACGCGCCCTGCTGTCGCCCTGTTTCCTGTGCCGACTTGTACCGACGGCGGCTGCAACATTGAATCTGCCGCACCCCGCGCCGTTGCCGCCGCACTTCTACTATCTGTTTTTCTACTTGAAATCTCACCAGATTGCAATACTTTTCCATTGCCCTCGGGTGAAAATAATGGCGCGATCTTCGCCACCGCTTCACGCAACGCCACATCCATAGCTACGCCTTTTGCAATCTTGCTGTCACGCAGCGCGATAATCAACTCCGTGGCTTCCGCCCCCTCTTCGGTATTCAGGTATGGGTAGGCTTCAAATGAGCGATCCGCTTCCGCCTGTAATGCAGACTCAGCCTGTTGCTGTAGGCTAAACTCTTGTCGTTGTGCGTTGCGGCTTTCAACTTCAGCTAACATCTGTTCACGCTGGTGAGCGTTAATTTCCCGGCGGATTACTTTCGCCGCTTCTACATCGCCTTCCATAAACGCATCAATATAGGCCTGTTCTTTGGCATCTTCGTCAAAGTTTGGCTCAACCTTCGTATCAACCTTTGGCGCACGCAATGATTCAATCACGCGGTTGGCTTCAGCAAGCGCTTCCTGAAGTTCATTTTTTTTGTGATTAACCTCGTCAAAGCGCGCTTTTGGAATATGGCTAGGCATAGGTTTAGCATCACTTTCATCCGCAACAACTGCTGGTGCTATCTCTTCCTTTGCCAACTCCTTGGAATTTTCAACAGCGAGTTCTGGATCAATCTTATCACCACGATCTTCAGGCTCTTTAGGCTCTGGATTGGCTTCACCTTCAGCGGCGATCACATCACCCTCTAAATCATCTTTAATATATTGCGACATCTTTAGTTCCTTTCAGTTTAGTTACACACGATCAAAAAATATGACATTACACGACACGGCGCGTCAATCAATAATTCCTTAAATCAGTTCATACTCTTACCCCGTCAGGTCGTTGTGTTTCAATTCCAGCCATTTCACCTATGCCAGGTGTTGCTGGCATAACAGGGGCTGGCGGCATTACCGGGTCGGTGTTAGTGGGTTGATTGACTTGTGGCACGGCCATACCTTGCGGTTGCGGATAGTTTGGATCGATACCGGCAGGATTTGGAGCCTGGTAGCCAGCCGATTGCATAATTGCATCAGCTATTGGCGCAACCTGCGGTATTTGTGCCACAACTTGACCGGCTTGCATTGAGGCGTAGGCCGATTCCACGCCAATCTTGACTTTGTTGGCAATCGAGGTATCAGCATCAGCATCCGTCTTGCGCGCTTGGGCTTTGAGCAATTCCGCTTTCGCTTCAAGTGTTGGATCGGCAGGTGCTGGCTGTATATTTGCCAGAATTTCATGTTTATCTTTATTAGTCAGATTACTGTAACGAATTACAGTCGCGTCTGGGATTGCTACACCCTCCTTACGCATTTCAAGCGCCTGCTGGAACTGACTATTTGCGAATGTGACATGCATCGGCTGCTCGGAAATCACCACGTCATACGTGCCGATTGTCAGGTCATTAAAATAACTGCCTGTTTCAGGCACAAACTTATTGATTTCCAACAAGGTTTCGATTTCCTTGCCGGTTATTGGGTCGGTATCAGTGATTTTGAACACACGGTAGCTGTCGTAATAACGCTGCACTAGCTTAATAATGCGCTTAGCCAACAGTAAACGGGTATAGGCTAAGTTGTCCTGCGGGATCGCCAGTTGCTGTTGGCTGGCGAATTGATCGGCCTGTTTCGCTACACCAGAAACCGAACTTCCCTGCAATCCTCGCATCGAGTCCGGTACTGTTACATCTTTAAGCGCCTGAGTAGCACGATCAATCAACCTATCAACCCCTGTCGGCACTTGATTTGGCTGTATTTTTGTAGGCTGGTTTGAGCCTTTTTTATGTTCCAGCACCAGCCCGGTCATCGCTCCGATTTCGGTTAGCTCGTCAGTGTCCATGTTGGTTAAACTATTTTCCTCAACTACCCACCCTGAATTTGCTGAGCTGTTGATAATATGAACAAACTGCGATACCGCTTTATTTAGCGCCTCTTGTGGGCCGATTGCGTTGTCCACCATTCCGCGTGTCTTGCCGCGACGGAAATAGCTGAAATAAGGAATAATGGTAAAATGTTCGTATGGACTGTACTCATCAAACAATGTTGCGCAGTACGTGGATACTGTCCATCTGATTCTTTTGCGCATCCGACTGGCTTTGACTGCACCTCTAGCTTGAGCATCGGCCAGTTGTGCTGTGGTCATATCTGCAATAATCTTAATATCGCCCGATTCAGGATAGACCATGCACGGGGTTTGTTCATAAACGAATTTCTGACGATCAACAATGCGATACCTTTTGATGTTATCGGTGTCGTTGCTATTGGTGTAGGCATCGTATAATCCGTAACGCCCTTGCACTAAATTACCGAACTTATTGCGGTCTGGCTCTGCGTCTAGCGTGCCGAAGTCGGCAGACGAATCATAGGTTTGTTCCGCTTTATCTCTAGCCTTTGCCCCGTACCGTTGCTCAATCTGTCCTAAACTCAGCCAGCGTGTGATAATCACATCCGCCCACTTATCAGGATCGTAGTTTTTTGCATCTGGGTCAGGGATAACATCCATGGGATCGAGCGTTTCAACCTCAATTTCTCCCTTGATATTCTTGTCGAAGTTAACTCTTATATCATAATAGCCGCGCTGCTCAATCAATCCATCTGAATACAGTTGGGTTTCGTGCCAATGTAAAGCTATTTGGTCACACACCTGTTTCACGACTTTGCTTAGTATCGTGGCCTTATCCATATCCGACTCTCCACCACGCGGCCTGAATGCGATGTCCATGCGATTTTGAATCTGGTAGCCTACCGCTGAATTTATTGACGGCATTATCTCGTTGAACTCGTAGAACGGACGTTTTTGCCTGGACAGTACCGTTTTATCGGCTTCCGCCCACTGCTCACCACCGCCTAGGTACATGCCTTCACATTTACGCGCCTGCTCCATATATTGCAGGTGACCTCGATCTTTACCATACAGATACCTGTGCCAGTTCTCGCGGGCTGCGTCATCGAATCCGGAAACAGTTTGTTTAGTCATGGCAATTCCTGCAATGCGTGTGATGTTGATTATTTTTTTCTACGCTAATTATGTTTTTATTTCAAGCGATTATGCAGATTGCGCCGTGCCTGAATTGCTTGTTATATTTTTAAGCCGGTCTCGCCAGTTCTTTTCTGGCTTGGCTTGTGCTTTTGGTTCTTCGTGCGCTACGCACATTAAGCCAAAAGCGTCTGCACCATGACTCGCCCAATCATGCTCAGGTCCAAGGCCGATATTGCGCGTCTCGTCCTTTTTTTCGTGATACCAGCCCAGTGCATCCAACCCTGGCGCGCACTTCTCTTCGTCAAACCACATCGCACCGAATAAGCGACGACCTTCCTCGATCCTCGCCTTGGCTGCACCTTTACCCTGATTTGGAATTACCGTCACCGTATAACCGACAGCTTCAAGCGAGCTTTCGTATGACACGTCATTTACGCGATCCTGCGTCTTTCCATCGTGAGGCAACCAGATTTGCGCCTTGTCAGGTGTATATCCCTGTTCACGCAGCCAAATAACATGCGCCGACAGGGGTTGTCCGACCACCTCATAGTAATTCAGTACCCTGATTTCCTTGCCGATAAACTGCGCAGCCCACATCGCGAAAGCGTCTGAACGCGCTCCAGTGCCGCCGATGTCGCAGAACAGTCGTATTGTCATCAGCGGGTCAGCAGGCACACGACCTATACGCCGTTGCAGTTTGGCAGCGGTGATTCCTGCGGCGTAATACGCTCCGGTTAGAACAGTGATGTAGCCGCCTTCCCAGATGTAATTGTAGGTGTCAGGACGCTCTGCTAAATCTTTAAGGCGTAACCGCTCCAGAATGGCAGGAAACCACGGATTATCACGCCAGTTCATTTCCTCCACTTTAACGCTAGTGTCTTTACTATTCCTAAAACGCAGATCAGTCGCGCT